GCTTCTCAGCATTTTCATTTTGCCCCTGAAACATGTATTCACGACCCAGATAAAACTGATTTCTGTCATCGTTCGGGTCTTCGTTTACGGCAAGTTCCAACAGTGGCAAATACTGCGAGCGCGACTTGGAGTGATCCGGGTGGTGATGTATTTCCAGGCCAACTGTGTTTTGGATTTCTGCGCCAACCGGAGTGATGACTTCATGTACGGGGTGCTTCCAGCGGTAACCCTTGCGCGCATGAATTTTGTCGCCAAAGTAGGTCAACCCCTCCGAGCCGTCATCATTCCACGACCAGACATATTTATATCTGGGGCGGGTCGTTCCAGGCGGAACTAGCTCTAGGTGGTTGCGCCAACCAGGCTGAAGGACTTCGTCGGCATCAAGAGCAATGCAATAATCAAAATCATACGGGACAAGGGATAAGGCGGCATTACGTGCATCGTCAAATCTCCATGGTGATACTGAAATTGACGCCACTTCACAACCAGCGCGACGCGCCACTTCAATGGTGTTATCACTTGAGCCGGTATCGACAATCAAGCGCAGATCGGCATCCTGGCATGATAATGCCCAGCGCTCGATGAATGCCTCTTCATTTTTTGTGATTGTATAGACAGCAATCTTCATGTCGCGATCATAGGCGATACACTTCATATTGGTCTAGCAACTATGTATGATGAGCCAATGGTTCCTTACATCGCCAAAACAACTGTCAGCGAAATATTGGAAAATATTGACTTCTATACGGAGAAGTACCTTCACCATGGCCTACTTGCATTCAGGGGTTTGAACTGCACGGAGCAAGAACAGCTAGAAATCCTTGATGCGATAGGCGTACGTACGGGGACCACATTCAAGGACGGGCAGGGACGCTACTTTAGATATCAGGAAGATCATTCTCTGGCCATCAGAAGCAGAGATAAAGAAAACTCGCGCGATAACATACTCGTCGGCTGGCATCTAGAAAATCCCTCTTACCCGTTTCCCCAGCGGGCCGCAGGTTGGAGGATGTTTAAGTTCTCAACACATCCAGCAAATGGGACGACCGGTTTCGTCGACATGTCGGAGGTTGTTAATAATCTCCCGCAGTATCTATTTGATTTTGCCCAAAGGTCAAAGTACGCCTTTTATGGTCGAACTATGTGGCGAGACCCTGATGCGGTAGCAAGGTTCAAGGACTCAGTTGATAAAATGAAGGCACCGGTTCCGATATTTGATTCCGATGTCAGTAAACACCTCGGTTCATACCCCCACCAAGCAATTGACCCACACCCAAATACTGGCGCTCATGTTTTGCGTCTATCTCCCTGGGGTGGAATGCTCTTCAGTGTTGACGACCGACGCCCAACAGAGGATGAACAACGCCTTGGACAGGAGCTATATGATTGGGCATTTACGCAAATAGTTGATCGCAAAGAAAATCAATATTGGTGGAGTTGGCAGCAGGGTGACCTACTTGTCCCTGACCTATTCAAAATGGCGCATGCAGTCAAAGGGGGATTTCAGCCCGGAGATAGGGAGTTTGTTGGCTTTTGGGGTTTCGATAATGCTGTTCTGAATGAGCCATTTGATGGTGACACTAATTCAATGTAGGCGAAACCATCTTGGCGTGATTTGAAATATATGGCATCCAAGTTCGGCCATGGGTTGTGAGCGTCCGTTCGCCCGTCCCCACTCTACCTTTCGTCTCCCCGGCGGGAATATCAACACCACAGCCTGCTACGGAAAGGTAAGCCATTCGCAGGCCAGATTTAACCGGCAAAACGCAGTGGGTGCCCAGAAAATTCGATGGGTAAATGACTACATCTCCAGCTTTTGGAGAAAACGTTACATCAGAATACTTCCATGCAATTTGGCCGCCTGAGTATTGAGTCGAATCACTCGGCGCGTCTGAGCACTCATTGAGATACAGGTTAATACTAAGAATGTTTTGAAGCTGTTGTTGCGAGGATGGTTGGGATCCCCAGTCGCACTCGACATCGGTGTCTGTGTGGAAACCTATGTGCTGGCCCTGACGGTATGTAGCAATATGGCCGTGAGCTCTCCACCAGATACTTCGGGCAACGTCGGGGTATATAGATGCATAAATAACAAGAGCGTCGTAGTGGACCTGTTCGCATAGCAAAATAAAACTAATAAAAGCTTGCTCGGGGGGCAGGCCAGAGGACTCGCCAAAGAGATCTACGTATCGCGACGGAGAAGGTCCAATGCTTGTTTGCGAGAGTGTAAAGCCGTTCATATTTACGGCGTTTCCATTCCCATCAACGGAGATAATCTTTCTGTCATCTATTAACCCAAGGTTGCGCTTGACGCATTCAAGGTCATCTTTGGACGGCGAGATCAACCCCGAGATAACAACCACTGCGTTTGGGAATACTTTGACCGAAAACGAGGTCTGACGAAATACGTCACTACATCTGAATCCAGACATTGTCATTCATCCAGGTAGGCGAGGCGCTCGACGACCCTTAGTGCTTCAGACGTTTTGTCATGCCCACGAGACCGCAGAAATTCGAGGTAATCACTTCTGAAATTCGGCATATACACATTTGTGCAATTATTCTCGCGCCGAATTTCCGATGGATGATGGACGTACTCTTTGACTTCCGGGTTGGGTGTTCCCTGGCAATACCAGCCCAGGTAGGAAAATCGCCTGCCACGATTAACTGGCATCACCTCGTGGGTAGCGGTGTAGGTTGTAGGGAACAGCAGAACATCTCCCGCCTTGGGTTGATACGTCAAGTTACTGTAATTGAATACATGCTCGCCTCCACTGAAAGTAGCGTCAGTATCCCGATCTGACATGTCATTCAAGTAGATGATCGCAGTAATTACGGTCCTAGTGTGAAGTTGGTCAGATGGCGTGCTGACCCCATAAATGAACTCACTTCCAATATCCGAGTGTGGCCCAAGATGGGTTCCAGGCGTATATATGACGACATGCCCTTTGATTTTCCACCAAACGGTTTTATACGCGTGTGGATAAATTTCCATGTACTGCATTAGGCATTTATCTCTTGATTCTTCAAGGAAGTCAAGCTGCGTTGCGAGGTCTTTATTTTCCAATGTATGCAGAATCGTCGCCCGCCGTGGCATCCTGTCAATATTATTTTTTGCGTAATAAAACCCGCTTTTATTTATGAAAGCTTCTTCTCCCGTGTCTGGCATGACGGTTGGGGTATATGCAAGGTCTCGCTCGCCATTGGCTGTGATCCACGACTGGTCCATGAGGAAATCCCAATCAGCCTCGATTGCCCCACGAAATGCGACAATACCAAGCCCTAAAACCTCTGGCTCTACAAACTTAAATTTCATCGCGATCAAATCCAGTCTTAAATTTACGTCCTTTTATTTCAGACACGGTTTTATCGCTTGGTCTAGTAGTTCTCATGAGCGATAACTTTCGGGCCTTTGTTCCTTGCTGATGCGGATGGACGTACTTGCTATTTATATGGGAAGCATAGTCGTCAACTATTGAATACTCCCACGTTTGCGAGGCGGTATAGCCTTCGGACTTTTCCGTTACACGTATCCCACGTTCATCGTCTCGGGAACCATGACCAAAGTAAGAGATGTAAGAAATTCGTCTCCCATCTTCAATAATTTTCACCTCATGAGAACCATAGTAGTTGGACGGGAAAATAAGCATGTCCCCGGCCATTGGTGTGTGCGTATGCCCGATGTAGGGAAAATCAATCAATCCACCGACGCACTGATTTGTCGCCGGGTTGGAAATGCTCGTATCAGTCAGGAAGATCAAAACACCAACAACATGCCGTAATGCAAGTTGATGATCTGGTTCGTGTCGTGGATGGTAGTTGGCATCATTGTCGTTATGTAAGCCCATCCATGATCCAGGTTTGTAGTAAATTGCATGTCCCTTTGTTCGCCACCAGACATTACCGAGAAGACTCGGATATTCCTCGATGTAGCGAATGAGCCCCCTGTAGGTGACGTCATCCAGGTGCGCAAAGTAATCAAGAATAAATTCTGGCGCCGTAGAGGGATCATCTATGCCCACGAGATGTACCGATTGATGGGCAATTGATTCACGAGAGAATCTATGCATGCTCCTATTGACGGCCCATTCGTCGTCAATCCAGATGTAGTCCCTCTCTAGGCATTGAGTATACCCGTTTTCACAAAATGACAAAACATCCTCGGTGGGCGGCCTGGCTGCGTTCCTGAAAATCATCAGGCCATTGATAACTTCATCAGGCTCAATTCCATTAATCATGGCTAGATTGCCTAACTAAAGTTTGCAGATTGCAGTAACGCCGTAGACCCAGGGGAAATTGTAGATGCAAATGTCGTTGCGCTGCTTCAGGCGGGAATGAAGCAGATACAGCGGGTGCTGCTCAAAACCCGCATCATTGGGAGCATATACCGATGCCCCATCAATACCTGCTCCGCCGAGCGTCATGGTTGCCCCCGGGTTGAGGCAGTCAATGAGTCGATTGAGATTGTCCCAGTGTTCATCTACGACCGGAAGTTGCGTATAAATCAAATCAAACTTCGGCGGGTTGTCTGAAAGAAAAATATCATCCCAATCGTATACGGTGTACTCCGGGATGAATGTTGGCGAGCCAGGCTTGTTGATGAAACGCTCGAAATAAAGCAAGTGCCGTCCATTGAGTAGGCACACTTCGGCTCCATCTTCATGCATCGTGCGTAGAGCATGAGCAGCTACGTCGCATGTTATGTAGAGCGCTTTCTGCGGACGAATCCATTTTGCTGTCATTTCGAAGAAGCGCGCGTAGTACTGAAATAACGCTTCCCACTTTTCATCGAATGCCTGTGCGGCGTGCCATAGGAAGAGATACCCATCAGCCCCAACCGCAATTGCTCGCATATCGACGTTGACAGATGTCAGGTAGGAGATGATATCTGGCGATGCACCCTTGATGAGGCTGACGATTGTGTCCTCGCCATGAACCAGCATCTTTGACATCTGCGAGCTGACGATATTTGCATAAGTCTGTTCATCAAGTTGGTCAGCCATTGCCAACCTCCGCGAGGGCGATCTGGCGGTCAAACCAAGCACGTCGAGCCGCCGAGACCAGAATGAAGCTGTATTTGAGGATCACATGCTTGGTCGGTTCAAGCCCAGGTGAAACATCGCTATATTTTGGAAACGATTCGCGTATTGCGCCGACAATCTCGTCAATTGTTGTCGTTGATAAGTCTTGTGGATTCATTCCACATGCATACATCACATAAGCAAGTTTCATTTCTGCTTGCTGTAGCATTGACAAGGCATCGAAGCCACCATTTGGGTCTTCGTTTAGGTTGACCAATCTCATTCTTCGCCGAGCTCCATAATTTCCTCAAGGGTCAGTTTCCTCGCCGATGTTACAGGCTTTGGGCGGACAAGTCCACAATCAAGAATTGTCCCATCATTTAAACCCAGAACCTGAACTTCTGGAATGAAACGAACGACCTGATCATAGTTTTCGGGTCGGTCAATGCGCGAGGTCCCTTGAATTCGACTCGTTTCCTCGAGGGCGAAGCGAAAACCATCAGGCAGCTCGTCATCCTTGGGGTTACTCATTTTTGCTCCTAGAGCTGGTTGAGGGCAATGACCTGACGCTCGATAGCTCGATACATCAGGTGATCATCGAGATCCGAACTTTGTTGCAGTAGCGCGGTCGGAATGTTCTCGATATCAACGTCAACCAATTGGGATAATTCAAAGAGTGAAGATTGAAGTAGCGTTTGTGCTCGAGACTTCGCGAGATTCAATTGTTCTTCAGTGCAGGAGATGCTCATAATGTCAGAATACACCTAGCTACGCAGGGAGTCAATCTCTGCCAGAAGCAAGTGTCGGCGTTCAATGAGTTTCTCCAGCACCTGGTGAGCTTGGGCAATGACGCCACCAAAACCACCAACATCGTCACCCCTGTACTCATCGGGGATTACATGGGGGTAAGAGAGGGTCTCCGGGTCGATCCCCGCCATCGAGCACTGGCTATAGATATTGCGTTCAGTGCCCTTAATGGCACCTTCGATGGCTACTATCTTTTCTGCATTACTGAGGTAGGAAAATTCCACAGCTCACCACTCTTTCGGAATCTCTTGCGAAAGTTTACCATAGTGGAATTTGTTGCGTTAACCTGTCTATTCACACTTTTGGGTTGCTACTTTTACGGTGACGATAATTTGGGTAGGCCGTTAAATGACGGCCCTATCTGTTCCCCCCGAGAATTCAGGCCACTACGGATTCCCTTAGTCCACGTCCAGGGCTGATCTTCTAGTTTTTTGAATTTGCTCCGATTATATTCAGAGCGCTCTTCAATGAGATCCTGGTCTTCCCACATATTTGAAGTTACGAATGTCGCGCCACACATGTCTGCCGGTTTAAATACGGTAAAAAAAGCGTAAGGCATCCCTGCGGGAAATAAAATCTCCTGATTATTCTTTGTGATTGCCCAATTCATGTTGACCTCGTCTGGCCACCAATCTGATGGGATGACAGCAGAGAGAGGGAATGCCCCATTCAAAAAAAAGTTTGGTGAACCAGAAATAGAAACGTGAAAGCCGGGTTCAGTCTCGATGGAATAGCCCAGTGCGAAACTCACCATTCCCGTAATGCTGTTCTGGACGAGATGCCATCCGGATTCAGTAAATTCGCCTTCGATTATCCGCGGCGTGGCAAATTTTTCATCCCACACCACCACTACATCATGGGGGAGAACAAACTCCCAGCCATTTACATTTGCGACCGTCATAGGCAGACATTGGTAGGCATGTTTATTGTATGTTTCATCCATCCAATCACGCTTGAGGCGAGACTGGCGAACCTCTGGCGCCCCCGGGTGCGTGCGCCTTAAATGTATGACGCTCATGCGCCATCCCCCATAGGTTGGTGGTTGCCCCACTTCCACTGCTCCCGGCTTTCAGTCGTTTCACCAGCCAAGTAGAGATGCCCCCAGCTTGAAGTTGGCATATCGGAACCATGGTTTCGATCATTGTAGTCGAACATCGTCACGGCAGAATACTTGATGCCCTCCGTGATTGGTTCCGATGCATGCGCATAGATGTAGGTGGAGGGGAAAAATATTGCATCTCCAGCCCGCGGAGTAATGCGCATCTGAAGGTGGGGAAACACCAAATCGCCCCCCTTGTACCCATCATTGAGCCACATGACAGATGACGTTACGCAGGAGTACGAGAAACCATGGTCGGCATGAACATTAAAGTGCTGCCCCTCTCCGTAGCGAACGAAATTAATTGCCTCCATATATTCGAGGCGAATTCCATATAGAGACTGATAGTGTTGAAGGCAGTATTGCAACGCATCGTGCACGTATTCATAGCAGTCTCGGGTCAGGGAAAACTCTGTCGGTATGTGCTCAATATCTGTTTTACGTAGTTTGAAGTCCACGCAGTCTCTGTAGCTCTTGATTACCTCTCTATCGCCCACCAGGGCATCGTGCCAACGGAAATAATGGTGGTCACTATTTCCAATCGAGTACTCCAGAACGCGGGGAATATTAAACTTTGGGTTGAGGAGATTTTGGTACCGCACGATACCAAATCGAGGATCTCCAATAAATTCTCCACCGTGATGCGGATCAAGCATGCTCGCTCCTTTATTCGCGAACGAAGTCTATCCACTGATCCTGCGCTCCGCCAGTCCCCTTTAGTTGCGGCCAGAACGTAACACCACATATGCGAACGCCAGAAGTAACCTCTTCGACACCATGGCGATTGACACCTGGCGGCCAGCAGGCAAACATGACTAAGTTGCCGAAAGATGGCCTGATAGTAATGTTTGAATCACCAAAAACTAAGTTCCCACCGGTAAAATCATCTGCTAAATAAAGCAAACTCGTATAGTCATAAGGAAATGCATCATTCGAGATCATGTACTTGCCGAATTCTATTTGATCAAAATCAAAATTCATGTCAACATGCTGGTCCTGGCTGTCCCCAGCTCGGAAAATTGTTCCTCCAGGGAATGGTCGGTGTTGAACAGATGCGCCGAAGGCGTACTCAACGCAGGATTTTAGGCGGTCGGCAAAATGATTAAATATTTCGAACCACGTTTCACCCAGCTGGGAAAAGGCCATGATTTCATAAGGGGCAATTTTTCCTCGCGGAGGATTTATTGGACATTCTCTAATTGCTGAGCGCACCACCGGCAGTTCATCATCGGAGAAAAAATTAGGGGCAAAAAATATTGACCCATGAAGTTTTGTGATGTTTGGCGTGTGTGTCATCTGGCAAGACTCGTTATTGTAAAAAATGCTGGTGTCGTGAAACGTTCGCCTGACCTGACTACTCTAACGCCGTGTAGGTAATTGATGTCGCCTGGGAAAAAAACAGCCAATCCTGGCTTCGGTTTGATTTCAATTCCATATTGGGGAAAATATATCTCCCCACCATCAAAATCGTCATTGTAGTAAAAAAGAGAGTTGAGGTCATAGTTCGGAAAATTATTCGGCCTTCCATCGTTCAGCTGCTTGTCAGCATGAGGCTCTTGAACGTTCCCGGGTACCCAGCGCATGATTACCGGATTGCGACCCCCAACACGAACGCCAAAGTGGTCCTCAATCGTCAGGCCCATCTTGTTTATGTACGACTGAAGTAGGGAATAAATCCCAGGGTTCTGTCGCTGAATAATAGGCGCAGAGCATGTTCTGTCATGCCAATATGATGCATCGTAAATGCAAGTTCCATCTTCTGAATATTGTGACTCCAGGCTGTTGTCCCATTGCCGATTAGCTTTTGCGAAAGAACATATAGCCGTAACGTCATCTGGTTCAATAAAGTCAAGAAGCGCAACAATATTGCTCGGGTCGGCACCAAAGTGACCGGGTTCAACCAATGACGCCTGGTTGGCGTAATTCAT